ATAGAGCAACTTTTTCCTTTTTTCATTTACAACTTTTTCATATCTTCGTTTATTTATATGTTAATAATAACACACAAAAATATAGTTGTCAAAAAAATGTTAATTATCAAAGTTGAGAAAGGAGATATTGAGAAATCTCTTAAAAAATTCAAATCAAAAGTTTTAAAAACTAAAATGATAAAAGAATTACAAGATAGAAAAGAGTATAAAAAAAAATCTGACATAAATCGTCAGATTTTAAATGATGCTATTTATAAAAATTCAAAAAATAATGAATTATAAATTTTGAGTTAAATTCATTAATTTAATATATTCTTTTTTAGATGGTTTTACATTTGTAAGTCTATCTTTTGTCTCCAGTAAAACTTTAGTTAAATCTTCATCTGATTCTGAAATAAGAGTGTCAATTTTTTGAATTGCAGTTTCTTTTAATTCTGTAAATTTCACTTTTAAATTTTCATCATTTGATGTTAGTATTTCTTTTACTGAATTTCTTTCAGATTCAGTTAAGTTTTCTAAATATTTTTCAGCAGTTTTATTAGCAACTTTTAACATTGAACTAATTGGAACTTTTGGTGTTTTGTTTTCAACAATAGGTTTAATTTTAGTTAAACTCTCAACAATTTTCTTTTTAGCAATTGATTTTTTTTCAGGTTTAATCAAATCACCATACAATAAATCATCAATAGTTTCATATTTGTTTTCTAAAACTATATCTTTTGTCCAACTTTTAATAAAGTTATTTGTTGATTCTGAAAGTTTCAAATTTCTAAATTCTGAAACCATATCTTCAACCAAGTAATTAGAAGTTTCTTTATCTAAACCTTTATTTTCATTTAGGTTATCATAAATTGACATCATTTTAACAAAATCTTTATTTTTTAATAATTTTTTGTTAAAAAGATACATGTCATTTTTAAGAGTATCATTTTTAAATGACTCAACTAATTTATTTTCTACTAATGTTTTTATTACTCCGAATCTCATGTTTATATTTTTTTATATAAATATCAACCTTTAAGTAGTTTATCTAATTGATTACCCATTTCCCCTAAAGATTCTTGAACACGACTTAAATCAATTAATTCATCTTCATTTAACATTCCTGTATTTTCTAATAATATATTAAGTTCCGAATTACGGGTATACGACCCTTCAGGTACTGTTGGAGCGGCTTCAGGTGGTGCAGGAGCAGGTGACGACGGAGCTTCAGGTGGTGCACTTTCACCACCCCCAAAATCACCCAGTCCACCATCTGGTGGTGCCCCTCCTTCTGACGGAGTTCCAGCAGGTTCACCTTCCTTCTTACCATATAACTTATCAAGATTATCAAATAAGCCTGTATGAGTAATAACTTCAGCAGTTTTCTTAAGTTCTTCACCGACAGCTCTTTCAATACGTTGTTGTTGTAAATCAAGTTTAATTTCTTCGTCTGAAAATCCAAGAATATGTTTCTTAGCCCATGACATAGATACTGCAGCAATACCACTACCAGGGTCGGCAACCATATCTTTATATAAAAGAATTTTTTCTTTCCATACATCAATCTTCATCAAATCAGCTTGAGTTGATGGATTTGTTAAACTTAAATTAAAGTTTGATATCTCATCTTCAAAACCTAAAATGAATAAATGTATGATAGCAATTTTATTTAATTCAGAAATCATATTTTTCTGAATTCTGTTAATAGTTCTTGCAAAACGAATATCTTGTAATGATAAGTTCTTACCATCACCAACAGTTTCTTCAAATCCTAAAAACGCTTTAGGAACACGAAGAGCTGTTAACAATTTCTTTTGGATATACTCGATGTCAGCAATTTCAGATAAGTTTTGAGCCCCTGCTAATGTCTCAATAGGACTCGCTTGCGCAGTATCTCTAACAGGAACAAAATAATCTTGGTCAACCGCCATCTGATTAAATCTCATGTCAACATTACCTGTCTTATGGTCAACCGTTTGACTTCTCTTAAACTTATTAGCAAATCTTTGGATATATGGTTCAACATCCGCATCATCCATGTTACCAACAAATACTTTAAATACACGTCTTTCAGGTGCTCTTGATGTTCTGTAAATTAACATAGCATCTTCAGATAACAATAATTGTTTCCAAATACGACGAGCCTTTTCTAACATAGAAGTTCCATAAGGAAGTCTTCTATCATCACCAAGTAATCTGAAGTGAGCAACTTCCCAAGTATTAAATTCTAAATCTTTTTGTTTCCATTTAAATTTTAGATGTTTTTTTTCAGGGTTAGTTGTTGAATCTGTTGAGTGAGCACCCATACTAGCTTCCAATCGTTCAATTTCAATGATTGGTAATTGCATACATCCTATAATACCTTTTTCAGGGTCTAATTTAAGATATACAAAATTATCACCATACTTACATGTGTTTCTTATCCACATAGGTAAGTTAGTGTTAATATCTAAAGCGTTATTAAACAAATCTCCAAGTATTGATTTAATTCTTGATGATTCTGAATAAATTTGTAACATAAAACCATTTTGGTCAATGGTTGTAGATTCTTCAGCATATATGTCAAGTGCAGCACCAATTTCAGGTGTAAATTCCATTGACTCATAGTCATAGAAAGACGCTAAACGAGTTGGTTCGTAATAAACCGCCTGGGTATAAAGATTATTTTCAATTCTACCCCATTGGTTTGCTAAATAATATGTTTGTTGAGCCTGAAGTTTTTCTCTTTCATATTCAGACTTAGAGGTTGTTTTTAATAATTCACTCTTATCATATTTGTATGTAGGATAATCCTGACCCAAAAGAGAATTGGGTCCAAATGTTTGGGACAACCTTTGCCATACCGTTAGTTTATTTTCACTCATACTAAAATATAAATAGTTTTAAATTAAATTAAAGTTTTTTGAAGTTTAAATAAATATTATTATGGTTTTACAGTAATTGTCCAACTATATGGAGGATTTGCAAGTAATAAATAATTTGGGTTAGTTAATCCTCCTGTCGGAGACTCAGGTTGTTGAGATAGAGTTGTACCTGATAGAAATAATGTTTTATTATATAATGTGTTTGCAGTTGCAACCGATGCAACATCTTGTAAAATATAATCAACAGCTGCGGTTTTAAGTGCGGTATTTCTAAAATCTAACGATAACATATTAGTCATTGCTGAAAAAGTTGATGTCCATCCTGTTAATGATTGTGTTGACGCAATACTAAATGTTCTTAAACTTGCAGGGAAATTACCACTTATTAATTCAGTACTGTTTTTAAATGAATTACCACCTATCGTTAACGTAACTAACGATGTATGTGCTGAAAGATTTGTAGTACCTGTTAAATTATTAAAACTTATGTCGATATTAGTAGCTCCTAATGTGTAATTAAAATCAAAATTAGTCATTAAATTACTATCTAAATCAATAGTCCTAATTGATGTTGGAAATTGTGTTGTCCATCCTGATAAACCAACACTATTTAAATTGAAAGTTTGTAATGATGTTGCACCTGTTAAATCTACTGACCATTGTGGTACATACTGTAAAGGACCACCGTCACTCATATTAAAAGTAACACAACTTGTTGGGAAGTTACTTGTGTATCCTGTTATATCATTCAAATCCAATCTTAATGTTTGGATACTATTTGGGAATATTGGGGGTAATGTCCTTAAGTTGTTGTTATCTAATCTTAATTCTGTCAAAGACGTACATGCTGATATGGTATTTGTAAATGAACTTAAATTAAGATTACTAGCTAAATTCAGGCTAGTTAAATTTGTATTAGCATTTAAATCAATATCAAAATTATAAAGTCTATTACCATTAAATTGTGCGTTAGTTGCCGATACAGGTAAAGTATACGTCCAACCCGTTAATGAATTATTATTATACACCTTAATGTCTTGTAGTCCAGTACATGCAGATAAACTATTAGTAATATTAATTGATGGTAGGGCATCATTGTTTAAAACAAAGAAATCTCTAAATACTGGTCCAGTTGGAACTGTAATATTTAAAGATGTTAGAGATGAATTATCTTCTAACTCAATAGTTCTAAATGAACTACTTCCTGAAAAATTGTAGGTAAACCCTGACATGTCAGTATTTTTAATAAACAACTTTATAAAATTAGGTAAACTTGCCAAGTTACTTGCTGGAGTAAATTCAAAGTTTTGAGAACCAGGTGCAAATGTGTTGTAAATGTTAAAAAATTCTATTGAGTTTGGTAGACTCGAACTAAAGTCAGTGAGGGTAGTACTGGATAATGTCATTGTGGTTACCGCAGAAAATGAACTAAAAGTAAATAAATTCTCAACGATATTTGAAATATTATTTAATTGTATTGTTTGAATATTATTAGTCGATACTGAAGATGAAACTTGGAAATTTCTAAATGTTGCAGTATAAAGATTCGAATCGTAACTATAGGTGTAAGTATACGAACTAAAAGTCCCAGAATATGGTGGGTTAGTAATATTAACAAAATTTGTTGACCCGTCACCCCAAATAATATCAAAACTACTATTAGGCCCAGTATTAAATGATGCGGCCAATGGGTTAGTATCTACAATATTTTGCACTTCGAAATATGGTGGTGTTGAAGGTGTTGGAGTATTTGTTTGAGTCGGGGTTTGAGTTTGAGTCGGGGTTTGAGTTTGAGTCGGGGTTTGAGTTTGAGTCGGGGTTTGAGTTTGAGTTGGGGTTTGTGTAGGTGTAGGAGTATTAGTTTGAGTAGGAGTATTAGTTTGAGTAGGAGTATTAGTTTGAGTTTGAGTTGGTGTTATTGATGGTGTAGGTGTTGGCGTTGGGGTCGATGAAGGTGTCTGACTTGGTGGTGGTGTTGATGAAGGTGTCGGGGATGGTATAAAAATAATTCTATTATTTGGCTGAATAGATATTTTATCCCCATTCTGCACTTTAGACCTTAATGCCCCCAATCCGGGTACAGTTATTTTTGACCCTGTAGTATTATATGTTCCTGTTCTTTGTCTTTTAGAAAATCCCATAGTTTTATCTTCGTCCCCCGAATAACCATAAATAGTTTTCGTAGTCGCTTTTTGTTGCCTCTCGTTTAATGTTTTCTTGTTGTTGTGAAATTACCGGGTCCATAAATTGTTTTCTGTTAAATTCATTTGTATTAACAGTCCACGAGTCAATCATCGCCTTTGTTTGATTTGTAACTTTATTTAGTGATGTAAATGATGTTTCACCAACATAAAGAGCCATTGCAACAGACATAATCAAGTCATCATGTTGTCCTTTTTGATGGTCAGGTCGTCCATTCACATAAATAAATGTGTTCATTTCGTTTAACAGTCTACTTGAATTTATTCTAAACCCATGTCTAAGATATTCTTCAAAAGTTGCAATAATTTGAACTCTTTTAGCGTTAAAGTTAATTCCTGGTATTTTTTCAGTAGCTTTTGGGTCATATTTCCATTTATTTGAAATATCAACACCATCAACATACATGTTCCTATATCCCAACTCCCTCAATCTTAAAGAAGTTGTGACACCCATACCACCAGTAATATCAATAACAATAAATGCGTTATACATATTACCCCACTTATAACATATTTCAGCCAAAGTATCAGGAGGAAGTTTACCAACGTATTCCGCAACTTGTTCTCTTGAGTCAAAATCAACAATTTGAAATGTTGAAAAGTCTTCACTATCTCCACGAGATACGTCAACTCCCATGATATATTTTTTACCCATCTCTGGTTCTTTCCAAATCCAAAGACCACCTCCCATCATCTTTGTAGATGGTTCTTTAACCATATTCACCCTTAAATCTTCCAATAAATCGGAATTAAATACGTTATCACCTGAACCAAGAAACGCACATTCTAATTCCTGATTGACCTTACGTTTATCGTATTTAAGTTTTTTTACCATTGACTCATACCAAGAAGAACTTGGTTTATATCCCTGAGCAATTAATTGTCTTATTTCATCAAAATTCTTTTCTTTATTGTTATAGTCAATAATTTCAACATTTTGATATTCATTACGATTTAAGTAATAATGGATAATATCTTTAACATTAATTAAAGATAAATCTTTTGCGTATCTTGGGTCTTTCCACCAAACCATTTCGGAAACTTTAAATTCATTCATCCCCTTTAACGCTTGGTCGTAGATTTCATAATAGATTGCATCATATCCGTTTGGTGTTGATACAACTATCACCTTACCACCTGTGGATAAGGATGCCATACAAGCCGCCCAAAAATCATCATCAGCTTCAATATATGCCGCCTCGTCAAATATTAATATTGTTGGTGTATAACCACGAAGAGCATCCTTAGATGTTGCAACTGCCTTAACTTCACATCCATTTGTTAATTTAAAATGTCTTTGTGAATTTTTTTCAGAAGAAAACCCAACACCAACCCAGCTAGGCCACTGGTCGGTAAATCCTCTAATTTTATTTGCAACTTCAACGGCAGTATCTAACTTGTTAGCGATAACCAATATCTTTTCAGGACTATTCTTTTTAGCAAAAACAAGTTTCTTTGATGACCAAGCTGCAGTTACCGTAGATACACCAGCCTGTCGATACTTTAATGCAATATTTTCATTATAGTTTTCATAATCCTCAACCAAACTAATTTGGTCAGGAAATAATTCTAATGGGACATACTTTTGAACAGTGTTGTCATATGTCTGTAAATAAGTTTTAAGGGCGTATGGTGTTGATTTCATACACTTAGCATACTCCATTAAAACGGCTTCTTTAGATAAACTCATATACTATAAATATAAAATTTATCATAAAATAG